GTATGTCATTCTCCGATCAAGTTTGTTCAGCGCGGGTCGGTCGTCGGTCTGTCTTTCCCTAATATTTAGGTTTTTATAAATACCAAGTGAAGAAAGATTTACCTGTCCGACCTCCCCTCCATTTTACACCGGATATTATTTAAAATGATACGTTTGGAACATCTGGAACATTTGTAACACTTGGCACATTTGTAACATCCGGAACATTACACTTTATGCGCATCACTATAACCACTATTAAAAATTAGAAATATCTGCTAAATTTAATATTATTAAGGATAAAACAGGAGAGATCTACGTATGAAAAAATCTAATCACATTTTTATATTGATCGGGGTAGTATTATTAGCATTATTTTTTGTTAACGACAAAAATTTCAACTTACAATCTTCAGGGCAAGTGATTCAACAAGATGACCCGTTCTCTGAATTTAGAAGCGATGGTACACAAACAGACTTAGAAACAATAATAAAAAAAGAAACAGACCAATTCATGTATGAAAACTATGGTAGTGTTTTCAAAACAACGTGGTACGATTCGATTTCTGCCTCATCAACAATGATTAATAAACATGGCAAGTACTTTGTAGTCCAATCTAAAAGCAGTGAACATAACGCTAAAGCAAAGCAATATGCACAAGGGTTATTAAGTTATTTTAATATGAAAACACTTGATAAATCATATAAAGTTGATAGTGTCTTATTAGTTGATCAAGATTATAATATTTTATTTGAATCAGAAATCGTTAAGTGGTAACTATACTTAATTTATAAAAAAAGTGAAGCAACCCGAAGGTCACTTCATCATCATGTCAATTACTCGTTCTCGCACTCGCTGTACACTTGTATGGCTCATGTTAAGCTTTGCACCAATCCAACGGAAAGGCATGCCCTCTAGCAACCAGAAAAGCACTTCTTGTTCGAGGTCGCCAGAAACCTTGTCTGTTAGATTTTGAACCATAAGTAATTCATCTTTAATTTTGTTAATGCGCACTTCTCGCGATGCTCTAATTTGAACATGTGCATGTACTGGATCACTTGTGCTTCCTACAGCTTTAGGCATCGTTGCCTCAATACCATACTTTGCTGTGGATGCAGCAGCAGTTAAAGAATCGAGTTCGTCTTTCATTCTCATGTACTTACACATGTTGTCATGGTACTTCTTAATTGCCTTGTCTAGCTGGTAGCGATTTAGTTGTGTTTTCTCTGTTAACATAGGTTTGCCCTCCTAAGTTGTGTTATAATTACTTATCTGACTAGCCTAGAAGGGCATAAACCAATTCGAGCTGTAGCGTCTGCAAACGCTGCGGCTTTTTCATGCTTTCAAACTAATTATTTGTTATAATTTTCTAAAATTGAAAGAAGGTGAAATATGGATAAGTTATTTTCTTTAATAGATACAAACCCCTTCCAATTCTATTTAGCATGTATAATTATTGCTGGATTTGTGGGTCTGGCTATACGGTTTATTCGTAACTCGTTTGAAGCCTTGCTTGAGTTCGCACTGTCATTCAGTGTCGTTCGATATACCATCCTTGTATGTCTATTAATCTTTGTTGTTAAAACGCTTGTCTGGTAGAAAGTTTCTATTTATTTTCCTTCTACTGTTCAGTATCTACTCTCAAACTTAGAACAGTAATTTCTTAAGGCACCCTCATACGAGAGTGCTTACTTTTTTATACACTTATACCACCGCAACTATTTAATTGAAGTTGATTATATCGTTCCCCTAATATAGCTATCATTTGAGGGAAATGGTCAGCAAGTTTACACTCATCAACATTTTTAAAAACTAAAAATAATAATTTGATATCTCTTGGTTGCATTTCGTATACGGCATTCTTCCACCAATCAAGTAAATCGTTTGTTTTTGGCATGGAAACTTTCCATGTATCTGAAAAACTTATAACTGCTTTTAGTAATCTTTCATCTAATGATTTCATAACAGTCCCCTCCTTAAGCTGAGGACATTCATTTCATCATTGTTTAACAGTAAAAAGAAGTCCATGACAAAGCTTTCGAATGAGTCGTATTTTAAAATATCTATGTTGTAGTTTTCTTTTATTTCCTCAAACATTGATGTAAATGATGCTAGAGTACGTGTTTTTCTTTGCTCCATTCGTATAATCCTCCTATTTTGAGGACATCCGCTTTTAATTAGAACCATTTTTGGTTACAATAGAGTTAGTTTGTGATGAGTGGATGTCACTCGAATTCTTACCGCATTTCAAGCGCCAACTTGAGATGTGGTTTTTTTATTTTTCATTAACAACTCGCAAAATGTTGCTCCTCTCATTTACATAGCTAATAATCCGTGTTCATCTAAAATTTTATTGATAAAATAAATTTGACCCTTACCTGTTATCTTAGGTGTATATGTTTGCTTCATTTCTCCATTACTACCTGTTCGTAAACCATGCTTTACAACAATTACGCCTAATTCCAAACTTCGCTGCGTTGGCATATTCCACTTTGCACCTTTTTGCTTACACAGATAACCGTTTTCTCGCAACCATATAAATAATCTTGTTTCCCCTATATTGACACCCTTCTGTGTTAAAATTGCTGCCAATTGTTTTACGAGAATGCTATCCTTTGTAATTTCTACTGCTTCCGCATACACAACTTTAGGTCTTTGTTGTTCTAACTGTTCCTTTTGTTCTGCAATTAACCTATCTTTTCTTTCAATTGCCCTTTGAGCCGCTTGCATTCCCTTTGCCATTAACATGGTGTCATCATCTTCTTCTATAGCATGAACATAAGCTCCATCACGACGTATAGCTGGTAAAACTTCTGCAGTTACCCAACGTTTGAACTTTTTAGCTTTTTCTTTGATTTCTGGATTGTTTCCTTGTTTTGCGGCTCCTAAAATCAATTCATACAAACCAGATTCATCAAGAAATTTCTTCTTTTGTTTTCTACCTAGTGAATCGACGACTGGATGGACCGTCCACCCATCTTCTTCAACATGATTCTTGATAGCTTTGTGAGGATCTGAAAAACTCAAAGCTCTTGCAGCTTCCGTCGCACCAAACCATTCTATTTCATCAACTATTAAAACTGGTAGTTCACCAAACATCTTGTGATTAAATGTTTTCAGTTCGTTCATATTATTCCTCCTTTTTTAAAAGATAACTTCTACAGTTGTGCCATAGTAAATGGCGATTCTCTTGGCTAAATTTAAAGATGGTGTTCTATCACCCCTTTCGATTGCTCCTAACATTTGAGGTGTAATATTTAAGTCGTTAGCTACTTCTACTCGCGTTTTATCACCTCTAAGATCGATTAATACCTTCCTTTCATTCAAAACAACATTCAAAGTATCACTCCTTTCAAGAAACATTAAGTTTCTATGTAGACATCATAATAGAAACAATACGTTTCTGTCAATAGTTTTAGAAACTTTTCGTTTCTTTTTTATTTCCTAATAGAAACATTAGGTTACAACTTATATAATCACTTTTAAGAGGTGAACTAAATGTTCGGACAAAAATTAGCTCAACTAAGAAAAGAAAAAAATTTAAGTCAATATAAACTTGCAGAATTAATGAACTTCTCTAGAGGTCAAATTGCAAATTATGAACAAGGTTCACGTGAACCTGACTTTGAAACATTAGAAAGGTTTGCAGATTTTTTTGATGTTTCAATCGACTACCTATTAGGTAGATCAAACGAACCAAAATCCTATATAGATCAACTACGAGAAGCAAATTCACATTTAGATACCCAGGATATGAGCAAACAATTAGAGTTTTTCCAAACCAAACTTAAAAGTGATGAAAACCTGACTTTCAATGGTGAACCAATGTCAGAAGAAGACAAAGATTCTTTATTAGAAACCATGGAGTTTGCCCTTCGTATGTTAAAGAAACAGAAAAAGAAACAATTGGAAGACGATAGTGAAGAAATATAGCCTTCCTCAATATTGAGGAAGGTTTCTTCATTCCACAATCCCCTAAATTCATACACCTATCTTCACTTCATCTAAATGAGCTAAGAGCATTCCATTCATCTGCTGCACATATTTATTATCATTATTTACAAAAACATTGTTATCACTCAACCACTGTAAATCATTAACGTCTAATTGTTTTAATATTTTGTCCCACACTAACCCTATATCGTTGCTCATAATAATTTTCCTCCTTTATAAAAAACAAAAAACCCCAAATTTAAGCAGACCATTATGATAGTCAAGCTAAAAATTTGGGGTTTTCCCTAATTTCATATGTAATTTTGATTTCAATGAACATTTATAAAATTCATATATATTCGAAGAAATCTTAACATACATTTGCTTGATTAGTCAATCTACATTATTTTCAAACAAAAAAGCACCGTAAATAAACTGAATTCATCAGTCAATTACGGTGCTTCCGTGCTAGTTCTTTATTAAGCTATCTATGCAAAATTTAATTACATAACTATTAGCTTAATAATAGCTTACCGTAAACTAAGATTCAAGATAAATTAGTAACTTTTCTAATTGTCTCTTCTCTGTATTTAAAACATACACTTATAAATTAAATAGAAGGTGAGTTTGGCGTCTTAAGATAACATTCTCATCAAAACAAAACAATTCAAACTCATAATGCACAAAAGAGTTTCTTCAAGTTCATTTGTTAGAGTCTTAGCTCTAATAAGGATTCAGCATCTCTGTGCCCTACCAAAGCTCTCAATTGCTCCAAACGGTTATAAGCCATGATTTCGTTATGCTTGCCTCCAAAGCGTTGATGTTGCCCAAGGTACATAATGATTTGATCGATTAGGAATTGTTCATTCATGAGCTTTACCACCTAGTGCTTGACGTGCCTTTTCGCCCAAATCAACTGCTAAATCAGTTTCTTTATTCATGTGAGCTATAATTACGTATTTACTTAAATCACCATAAAAACAAAGTGTTTCACTAAGCTGTTCATTTTCAATAACCAATGCTTCATGCTTTGCCTTGTAATTCTTACAAGCATTCTGCAATGTTTTAACTTCTTTTACTTTTTGACGTACAATTTTCCTTGTATCTCTAAGCATTCCACGTAGGTACTCAACCTCTGCAACAAGAGTTGGCACATCTTCGCGAGCGCGAGAAATGAATCTAGCGTTATCTGGGGCATTTCCAAAACTGTTATCATGTATCTCGGCATGACCGTTGTCCTCGCCGTTAAACCAAATATCTACCACGTGATCACGGTCATCTGTATCGTAAGCAACTTTCCAAGGCCCCATTGTAGCCTTCGCCACACGTTCTTTAATGGCATTCAACTGTTCTTGTTTTATCATCCCTTCACCCTCCATCAAGGGGCTGTTGCCCCTCACTGATTTAAAATTGCATTGAATTTACTCAAGCGACCTTTAGCAATTTCTCTACGAAAACTAGTAGCCTCATTTTTAACTGGTTGCGACATTTCGATTAATCTATCAGGTATCCTCTTACCTATTTGCTCTGGTAAATCTTTTGGATTGAGATTTGATGTTGCTAGAATAGGTTTTTTTCTACGACTACGGCCGTCAAATATTTGGAACATAGTTTCTAGCACCCAATCACTTATTTTTTCTGCCCCTAAGTCGTCGATAATCAACAAGTCACATATCATCAATGCTTTCATGATCTGCTGCTCACTCTCGTTATTATTGCGATTGAAAGTAGCTTTGATTTTGCTAAGTAACTCTGGCATTGATATGAAAACTATTACCTTACCTTGAGCAGTTAAATAATTGTATACAGCTGCTGCTAAGTGGGTTTTGCCATTCCCTACATCTCCCCACAGCAATAGAGATTCAGCGCCAAATTCTTCGAAGTGTTCTGCATAATATTTCGCTGCCTTGAAAGCTTTTTCGGCACCTTGCCGCATTAAGAAATTATCGAAACTAGCATTCAAGTATTTATCACCGATATTGCTGATAGAGAATAAGGTGCGTACCTCGTTTTCCTCTTTGGCTCGTATCAAACGTTCAACCTCTGCCTTTTTAATGTCCTGTTCACATTGGCATACAGGTTGTACCCAGCGTGTTCTGCCAAGGACCTCAACTGGAATCGCCTTGATTTCATTTCCGCAATGGCTGCATAATTCACTAGAGTGAGAGGCCGTCATATTCTTCGCTACTATGTCGTTCATAGTTTTGGCTATTCCTTGCATCTCGTTGAACCTCCTTCATTTTCAACTGCAATTGCTGGTAAGTAGTAATCATGTCTTTACGCCAGTTGATCAACGTACCTTCTGCATATTTAATTTTGTTACGAGCATTGTTTAATACTGCGTTTTGTAATGCTGCTAGAATTAAGTCAATATCTTTGTAATCATCCAAGATGTAACCAAGGTGTTCTGCTATTGTTGGAAGAACTGGTGTAATGTTTTGATTTGTAAATTCAACTAATCTAGCAAAATCAGATTGAGAAGAAACCGACTGACCACTCTTTTGTTCTTGTTCTTTTTCTTCTTCTCTTTCTTGTTCTTCTTCTTGTTCTTGTTCTTCTTCTTCCCCATAGTCTATGGAAGGGGTATTAATAGGGTATGGATACGGTATCGAACCCTCGCCGTTACTAGTGTTAGGTACTTTAGGCGTACATTTTTCTTCTAACAGTATTGATACAGTATCGATACGGTATCCTAACTGTTCCAAAGAGGTAACATAGCTCCTTACAAACGGTATATGCTTCACAGCAAGTAGCTCTTTTTCGATACATTTTTTCACTTTCGGTGAGTTGATAAAGTTGTACTTTGCCCAGTTATTTAACATGATTTCTTTCGTTGATTCGTTGTATGTGATCTTTTCATACTCTACAAATCGTTGTAGTAGTTTCTGAACCGTCTCGCGGTTATAACCTGTGTGCATTTCTATCACTCTGTACGGTAACTCGTAGATGCCGCATTGTGTTGTATTGCCATTCGTCATCAAATACAGATAGAAGTATTTCTCCTCCGGTGTTAGATCCAATACAAAGCCGTCATCCCAAAACGTTGTGTGTACATTTCTGTATTTAGCCATTTGCCCTGACCCCTCCTAAAATGGCAGTGGTGTGCCATCTATAAATAAATCACTAACCTTTTTATTGTGAATCACAGATTCTACTGCTAGAGTTTGAAGCTCTTTATAAGTCGCGTTATTGATTTCTTGAATAAATTTAAAAGTTGTATTTGTATCAAGTTGTTGATTAGTTTTTCGAACGATAATTTCACTAATGATTTCTTTTCGAATTAGTTCGAGTTTTAATTTCAAGGATTTGTTCATACTTCAACCCTCCATATTTTCAATATTCAAATTTTTAAATACCTATTTATTCTCGATACTCAACTTCAACTTCTACGAAATCAAAGTGTTTCATCATATGTGTGTATCCAGCGTTGCAAATGGCATCTTCGCCAAATTTAGAAAGAATAGCCTCTTCCCATTTTTTTCATCCAATTTTCAGCATCATCTTTGTTGTAAATGATATTTGCTTCGTTTATATCTGTTGTAAGCTCCTCATCTTCATTACCTGTATAGTACTGAACATCTTCACTGTCATTGAATTCATCTTTTAAACGGAGCACCCATGCATCTTCTTTTGTTGTCATTTTAGTTATCCCCCTACGCATTTTTCTTTCTATAAAAAACCGTCTTGCCTATCACAAATGGCGAAACTACCACTCACTTTGACAATTCGATAATTTGGATAGCGTTGCATGTATTGCAGCACCCAGCGTCTGATTTCATCGTTATCCTTCGCCTGCTCAAATATCCAAGCAGGCAGTAACACCTTCGTTGGTACATTGTTCATTCAGCAGCACCACCTAATCTAGTAGATACTCAATTTCAAATGTGCCACTAAGTTTCTTGGTCCCTCGGCAAAATTCGCACTTGTCACAACGATGGGCATTTTTACGCCCTAGCTTTGCATCTATGATGCTTGGCAACATCGATTGAACATATTCTTTCTCGAAGTCAAAACGCCCTGAGTCGAAGTGTAAAACGGATTTATCAGGTGGCGATTCTTTGGTAACTGCCACAATGTATGGATCATAGTAACAGCCTGTATTTTGAAAGATAATTTCACGATAAACCCACATCTGCAGCACATAATCAAAGGCTTGTACAAACGAAACCCAAGTACTATATTTCTCGCTCCAGTAACGCTTTCGAAGCTCCTGTGTGCTCTTTAAATCGCTGAAAAATCCGCGTTCATGATTGATGTTATCGACTTTGATTTTCCACTCTACTCCGAATAATTCACCTGTATAAATGACCTCTTTCTCACCCTGTAAAGCGAACATACAAAATTCGTCATTTTTGATGGTTTCAATCATGTCATCAGCTTTTTCATAATCCTTGTATTTCCCACCGCGGCTGCCGTAAATGCTGTCATGGTTCTGTTCTAGAAATTCCGTAAATGCCGTATCACTTTCAAAGGCAGCGTGTAGATAAGAGCCAACCATTAGTGCTGTAGAGGGAGGACGAGAAAACTCGCCCCTCACCTCTGCAAATGTTCTAGCTTCACACTCCATAGCGCTTTTAAACTGAGATACTGACATGTAGTGCTGGTTCGCCTCATTCGAGTGGTAATTCTGGCTGTTCAACTGGAATGTCGTTTGGTGCATCTGGTTTCACCTCTACTTTTTGCTCTTCTTTAAACGCTTCACCTAATCCGCTAGATTGATTTTTCGCATCATCTTTTGGGAACCAATCCTCGACTTTTGACATACCATCCTTTAGGCTGTTAGCAATGTTTAGAAGCTCTACATAGTCGTATTCACTGAAAGAATCAGCATTGTAGCCGAACTTTGTTTCGACCATTTCTTGTGTAACTCGATAATGATCTTTGAAACCTTTTAACATAGAAGCAATTCGATCTTTTAGTGGTCCTTTGCTATTACCAGCAAGTGTTTCAGTGCATTGTAAAACTGCTTTGTCTACGATATCTCCAGGGATAACACCAAGGATGCATGAACGTAATCGACGTGCTCCATCGTTTGCTACTTTTTCATAAATGTCGCGCGGATCCGTTAATTGCTTCAAACCTTTTTTAGTGCCGATTGCATGCTTTACTGTAAATACTTTTTCTTGTCGTACATTCGTTTCAAGGTCCCAGCAGAAAGCTTTAGCTACTGATTCACCATTGCGCTGCTCTAGCTCTTGAATGCCGTATGATAAGTTACCCCAGTTCTGAGCAATTGCCTCTGCCAAACGGATAGAGGGTCCTGTTACCTTTGTGCCGCCTTTCGGATAACTGTACATTGCTGTTTGAGCAAGTGCTGGACGTTTACAAGTATCCAATACACGTTGCTCAGCTTGGAATACGTTGCGTGGAAATTGTTTTGCCATGAAAATTTGCCCTTTTACCTCTTCCATTTCACGAGAAGCACTAGCTTGCGCTAGAGCTCCGCCTTGAAATTGAGGTTGTCCCATTTGAGGATTATTGAATTGTTCTGCTAAGTTACTCATTGAAATTCCTCCTGTAGTGCGCTATAATGAGCGCAAATATATTGTTTTTCTAGTTACTCGTTTCAGTTGCACCTGATAACGAGTTTTTATATTCATCGATGTTTTCTGGAAAGTTTAAGATTGCTTTGTTACCATATAGCTCCAATGCTTTTTGGTCATATGCTTTCGCTGCTTGTTCCGGACTAGGAAATGTACCTATATATATCAATTTTTTATCCTTTTTTATTACTGCTCGAAACCTCCCGTTTTCACGTATTACAACACCCCTAAATCCTGTTTTATTTCTATTTCTACTTCTCTTTTGCTTTTTATTTTCAATAAAAATTTCTGTAGCGTTATTGTTTTCGTTTATTTCGTTTAGGTATGCAAGTTCTCCGAAATATTTTTTAGCTGCAATGTTATAAGCTTTAGCCGCCTCTATTTCGTTTCCAAAACTACCTAAGTACATTGATTTTCCATTAACGCGGATGTTAGCTAACCATTTAGGATTCCGTTTACTTCTACTAACACCTTTGTATTTAGATGATGAATTTCTTGCTCCTCTACGCCTTATAGTACAACTCGAATGTGTTGATTTAATCAGATTTTCTTTCTGGCAATTAAGTGGATTGTTATCTTTAAAGAAAACAAAAAAGTCATTTTTTTGCTCAAATAACCCAAGGATAAAACGAGCTAAACTAACAGACACTTCCGGTTCTATTAACTTAGTATGAACATGAAGTCTAGTTTGGTTATGAACAGATACTGTCCAAATATGAGAAATAACACGTTCATAATCCTCATCATCCACAAGAGCAACCATGCCATTTTGTAACAGAATTTCTTTTACCACGATCATCACCACCAATTTGTCTATTTTTTTGTATGTGCATAGCCATAATTCACTTCTACATAAGCAATTACCTCTGAATCAGTCATGTCATAAGTTGATTCATCCCTATATCCAACAGCTAAGTAATCACTGATATTGTCGATGTGTACTATCGCATCACCGATTTCGAAGAACACGTCATGAGAAGCTATGAAACTACCAAAATCATCGTGCATTTCGAAGCTAACAACCGGCTCATAAGGTGGCATCGGATACTCAATTCGACCAAGTACCATTGGATTTTCTACTTCTAATAGAACACTCACGCTATCGCCTCCTTCTCTTTTCTTAATACTTCTGCATAAGATGCTGTGACAAAGCTTGTGTAACGTACATTGTCCTCAACAGCTACTAAAGTAAGGATGATTCCTGTGAACTCACTGATAATGTCATAGTTAGCAAATCGTTCTTCGAAATCTTCTGTTTCTAGCCTTATCTCACGCATTTTTGGCTTGAATTGAGCAAGACTCATATTTTCACCTTCTTTCTGATGGATAACCACCAATCTACTTACAAAACTGTCATCGGAACTGGAGCCGTTGGCTGTCGCTCGCAAATGGTCATGGCGTACTGTACTCGGTTTTATAAATAGATTGCTAGTCCCATCAAGCAACCAGCAATGTTGGCAAAGCGAGCCGTAGGGAGACGGCAATTGCTGGCTGCTTGACGGAAGCGAGATAACTCTCGCAAACGTCAAAACTTGTGGTATAATAGATTTGTATATAAGTTGTCATGGCTGTTTAATCTTTCGCTCAGATTAAGCAGCTTTTTTGAATTCATTTAGCCTCAATAACACCCTCTTATCGCAGAAGAAATGTACATAAATTAACCTCTGTTTCAATGTCATGTGTCGCCACGCTCTAGGCTTAATGCGCATATTCGTCCACCGCCTTTTGTAGTGTCCCATTACTGTTCAAAGTTTCTACAGCAGACCATAACTCTTTTTGTCTATGAAGTATCTCTAGTTGATTCAACGAATTATGTAGGTGCTGTTTTCGTAGATGTGCTATGTCTGTTTCGCCTTTTTTCGCTAGCATTACGATTTCGATTGCAAGATCTTCTATACAAGCTAGTTCTTGTTCTATTTGTTCATCTATTTTCATTTAATAAAGCCTACCTTTTGAAGATATTTGTAATGGTCCATCCAAACCCCTGTGTAACTGATGCCAAGGTGCTCCGTGGTTACTGCTATAAAATTCGCTAGTGCTGTAGCCGCCTCAACTGCCTCCTCAATCATGTCCATGATATTTTTTCGCTCATAATGCTCGATTGCATCACTTGGCTTTGCTAGGCTAGTACTAGTTATGGCGTCCAAGGCTTCTTGGAGTTCTTCAATTGTTTTCTCACGTACGCTGCATCTGTGAAGGTCTACGTTTGGACCGTTCAAGTAAATAGGCCCTGTTCCTGTGTACTCATGCTGCACTGCTAAAGCAAGCTTCGGATTATCGAATCGATTAACCAGTGTTCTACTAATATCCGATGGCACTTTAGCACGGCCATTTTCATACCGAGAAAGCCGTTCCCTTCCTACCCCTATGTCCAATCCGAGGCTCAATTGAGTTTCGCCACCCCTCAATTCCTTGATTACTCCCCCAACAGTATTTTCAGTGACATTCACATTTACCACCCTTTCTATTTAATTAAGGTCACATTTCAGTCTAAAGTTAACTTGGTTGCAACCATCAAGTTTCAGTAATTTGTGTATAATAATGGTTAAGAGGTAGATTTGCCCCTACCTCTTAGATTTCTACTAGATTGGTAGTTTGATTTATCTTGAGGCCATTTGCCCTGGCCTCTCCTATGATCTTGGTTGTTGTTTCAACCATTTGAGTAAAAATTCGCTTGCTTCTTTTGCTGGTATCAACCATTTAGTACCAACTTTATGGCGGGGAAAGTCTGGTAAAAAGAAGAATGTTTCTAATACAAAGCTTCGTGACATACATGTTTTTTCGCATAGTGTTTTTAAATCCCAAAAAACAAATTCGGATTCAACTGACTGCAATTTCGCTTTGATTTCGTCACGAGCTATATTGAGTACTAATTGCTCATCTACTTGGACTTGAATCATAAATGGCACCTCCAGTGTTATTTCTTTACTTATACTGAGTGATCAATTGATTGCTTTTCATTTACTATTGGTGGTTGGTTTTCTGAAAATTTGATTGCCTCTTGTAAAACATTAATCATTTGTTTTGCTTCTGAGATACCAACGTAAGTTTCAACTACATCATGTTGATTATCTTCTCTATATTCTGTTAAAGAAATTATGAAACCACCGTCATTTGCAATAGAAGCTTCAAATTGAAATTGTGCATCACCAATTGTGATTTTTTTAATAGTCATTTAAACACCAATCCCTTCCATTGCGGAGAATTCATTTAAAAGTATGTTTGCAAGAGCTACTTGACCTTTACCAGTGATTAATGGCGTTCCTGTTTGCATGTCACCTTCAGTTCTAGCAACAACTGCTGGTCTTACTCGGAACCATCCGTTTTCAATGTATTTTTGTTTTGGTAGGTTTCGTTCAGCACCTTTTTGCTTGATTAAATAGCCATTTTCTCGTAACCAAGCCATCAATTTGTTACGACCTAGGTTTATGCCATGCTTTTCGTAGAGCATTTTTGCATAAGTGCCAACGTTTACGGCACCATCTGAAATAGCTACCACTTTTCCGAATTTGGTATATGGAGCATCTTGTTCAATCTTATGATGCAACGCTTCATTTTCACGCTTTTGGCGTTCGACTGTTTTTTGAGCTATTAAAAAACCTTTTGCCAAAATTGTCATTTCGTCGTCATCATTGTTTGTAGCAATGTAACCGCCATTGATGCGAATTTCCTTTAAGATGTTTTTGACCTGTTTTTTAAATTGTTTAGCGATAGGTTTACGTGATTGCATTAAAACTTCATATAAACCATCTTCTGTTAAAAACCAGGATTCTTGTAATCCACCAAGGGTAGGAACATTATTCTTAACCTTTTCATCCTCATCCACGGAACGAATCATTTTAGATGTGTCGCTATGTTCAATCCAATCAGCAACATCTTTAGCAAGAAATAAAGGGATCTCTGATGTTCCATACACTTTGAATTCTTTAGATAAGACAACTTGTTCATGAATAACTTGTAATTGAGTCATATTAATATCTCCTATTTTGTGATAATTCTATTTAAACAAATTGGTTATTTTACATTTTTTACTTTAATTACCTTTTCTGTTGTATTTCTTTGTACTTATAAGTCTTAATTACTGGCTAGTTTTATATCAGTGGAATTTGAATGTATTTATACGTATTTGGCAACTGGAAAAAATCTCATTTTATGTGTCAAGTACTTTTTTATAAATCAGGAAAAAGTTCAAAAAACGATTTTGATAAAATTTCCTCAAGTTGTATTGAAATTTCAGCACTTGGATTTACTTTTCCTAATTCAAGTGAACTGATCATCGATGCTGAACAACCAACAAGCTCTCCTAATTGTGCTTGTGTAAGACCTTTTGATTTCCTCTCAGCTATCAAACGCTCTCTCTTTGGGCCTTTTAAGTTTCTAAAATCATTAGATGGACATTGTTTTTTCTTTTTATGTTTTGGTTTGGTCATGCTCCAACCCATGGTTGCACTTCCTTTCGAATTAAATACAAGCGATATGAGGATAATTACGCAGTTTTATTCTTAGAAACTAAGAATTTTTGTTTAAAAAAATCTGTTTCTAAATTTAAACCAATACAAATCTGCTCATACTCATCCGCCGATAGGATTGAGTCGCCATTAATAATACGGTAAAACCTCTTCAATTCAATAGAAGATTTATTAGCAACATAATTCATTTTCAATCCGTTAGTTTCTATATATCGACGAATTCTTTCATGTACTTTCATTAGAATCACCTCTTTTTCTTAATATCTAAGAACTCGTTAAATTAACTATAATTCTTAACTTCTAAGAAGTCAATAAAAATTCTAAGTTTTTAAGAAAAATATTCTTTATTTTTGAGATTGTGATTAAATGTTCTTAAACTTAAAGAAAAAAGGTGGTGTTATAATGAGCACTTTAGGAGACCGTCTTAGAATAGCTCGTCAAAAAAGTGGTTTAAGACAAACACAAGTAAAAGAAAGAACTAACATTAATAATAAAACACTTAGTGGTTATGAAAATAATGTCAGTGAACCAGACATGAGTACATTGACTGTCCTCACAGAATTATACGGAGTTTCTTACGAATGGCTTTTAACTGGCGAGGGAGAAATGACTGTAAATACAACAAAAAAATCATCGCCTTTAACAGAAAAAGATGAACGTGATATCGCTAAACGTATGGCTGAACTACGAGAAGATTTATCAACTGCAACTGGTTTATTATTTGAAGGTGAACCAATGAGCGAAGAAGCTAAGGAATCTTTACTTGAAGCAATGGAATTCGGAGTACGATTGGCAAAGAAAAATAATAAAAAATATACTCCAAAAAAATACAGAGAAAATGATGAAGAATAATATGATTCGAGGGGTTGCGGATGGGATGGATAAAAAAGAAAGTAGAGTATTTATATGAAAAATATAATACTAGAAATCCATTTACATTGGCTAAATATTTAAACATAGAAATTTTTTATTGGGATTTACCTCCTGATATAAAAGGATTTTATCAATACGAAAAACGAAATCAATTTATTTTTATTAATAGTAACCTAAGTATCGAAGAACAACTTATTGTTTGCGCTCATGAACTTGGTCATGCGATCTTACATACTAAATTAAACACTCCTTTCATGAGAGCAAATACCTTGTTTTCTATTGATAAATTTGAATTACAAGCAAACACATTTGCTGCTTATCTATTGATCCCAGATGAAAATTTGTTTGATTCATATGATCGAATGACACTTTATGATATAGCTGCCTTATATAACATTCCATTAGAACTAGTGGAACTAAAATTTAAGGGGCTATTTTAATACCTACAAAAAGAACATACATTCTTATTCGAGGTGATATTATGGCTTACTTCCGAAAACGAGGCAACCATTGGGAGTACCGAATTAAATATAATGATGCTGGTAAACAAAAAGAAATATCAAAAGGCGGTTTTAGAACTAAAACTGAAGCCCGTGCTGCTGCTGTTTTAATAGAAGAAAAATTAGTAAAGGGTGGTGTGGAACAATTACGGAAAGGCGAAATACTGTTTGAGGATTGGTTAGAGATACACAATAAAATGCATAACCAACACCGAAGAGAATCCAGCAACATTTCGGCAATGAATGGACAAAAGAAATTACTCAATAAGTTCAAAGGATACAAATTGAATAAAATTAAAAGAGCTGAATATCAGTTGTTTATTAACGATTTATTATTCCACTTTAATTATGCAAAAAATACTGTTGATCGAATTCATGGTGAAATGATGTCTATAATGAACAGTGCAGTAGAACATGATGAATTAGAGAAGAATTTATTGAGAGGTATTCAGATTTCCAAAGATGAAGAAGAAGAAAAAATGGTATTTCTGAACAAAAATGAAGTAAAACAGTTATTAGCGGTACTTGAGAATGAAGATATTTTTAAGCGTGTTATGGTTATTACCTTACTTCGTACTGGTTTACGTAGTGGAGAATTATTAGGTTTACTTTGGTCAGATATCGACTTTGAGAATAAAACACTTACAGTTGATCGTCAACGCACTAGAACTGGCTTGGGGCCTCCTAAATCAAAATCAAGCTACCGAACAATTGGTATTGACGATATATTGATTAATGAGTTACTTGCATATAAAGCATGGCAAGAGGAAAATGAATTGTCAAAAACAAATTATCAAAAATCAGATTTTGTATTTGTTGATGATAACGGAAAAATGTTTTATCAAACAAAACCACAAGATATGATGAAAAATTTACTGAGATATGCAAAGTTACCTCCAAGAAAGTCTACACACTTATTAAGACATACTCACGCAGTTATGATGTTGGAATCTGGTGTAGATATAAAAACTGTTAGTACAAGACTAGGTCACAAAAATATAGATATAACTGCAAACACTTATTTGCATGTAACTCCTGAACATGAAAGAAATGCCCTCAAAAAATTCGAAGATTATCTTGAAAATTGAATACAAAGGGGCAAAAAGGGGGCAAACAAATAACCCCCCCTCTACAAACCCTTATAAATCAACGTTTTCTACGTGTTACCCTATTATTACTCGCTCCTTCGGATAGTGGAAGCCTGATTTCTTTCCTCTTCCGCCACCCCCAAGAGTATAAAGGAATGAGATTAATCCAACTCGACCAATAAACATTAAAATAATGATAATGATTTTACCAACCACTGATAAATCAGAGGTTATGCCTAACGACATACCACATGTTCCGAACGCTGAGGTAATTTCAAAAATAATTTGAATAAGAGATGCATGTGGCTCTGTTATAAGCAAGATAAGGGTTGCAACTAATACCATGAAAAAGGCTAATAATATTACAACAAATGATCGGAAGACATCAATCAAATGAATTTCTCGTCCAAATACTTGAATATCCTCTCTTCCTCTAGCAAAGGTAATTAAGAATAAAATGGCCAAGGCAAAAGTTGTGGTACGAATACCTCCACCAACTGAGCTCGGGGAAGAGCCAATGAACATTAGGAAGCTCATGAAAATATCTGTAGCTTCACTAAAAGTCGTGACATCGTAAGTAGTCAGTCCAGCTGATCTCGTTGATACAGAATGGAACATTGCTGAAAATAATGCCTCATGCCAAGACATTTCCTTAAAAGAATGAAATGATTCAAGGAGTAAAATGACAAGCGCACCAACTATAAATAAAATGGCGTATGTTGAAGTAGTAATTTTAGTAAATAAACTAAAACGGAAATTCTCGCGTCGATTAAGCAAAAAAGTCTTCAATTCAATTAATACTGGAAATCCGATAGCACCTAATACAATCAGTACCATGGTAACCATCTGTACAAAATAATCATCATGGAATGGGAGTAAGCTCATTCCCGTTATATCGAATCCTCCATTTGTCGTAGCAGAAATAGAGGCAAAAATTCCATGTAAAAAGGCTTCTTCTAAGGTATCAAAATAATTGGTAAAATGTAGCGTTAAAATAATGGTACCCGTTAATTCAATGCCAAATAAAATTTTTAAAATTTCGCGGATTAACTTAACTACACCAGAGACACTGTACTGGTTATGATCAATCATGATTAACTGACGCTCACGCATGCCTATTTTTTTCCCAACAAGCAGCCACACAAAGGTACCAAGTGACATAATACCAATGGCACCTAACTGTAAAATAACAAGAATCATTACAAGCCCAAAGGTAGTATAGGTTTCCGAAATATTAATTGTTGTTAGCCCAGTAACACTTACTGCACTTACTGCTGTAAACAAGCTATCTAAAAAAGAGACTTTTACACCTTCTTGATGAACGCCTGGAAGCCGTAATAACAGGAAGGAAATCGCTATCGCTATAAAATAATAAGAAACAAGTACCTGAAATGGTGTGACTAGTTTATTTGATGATTTTTTCCAAGGCACTTTAACAACTCCTCCCACATATGATGTCCAACTAGATAGATTATAGTATAGAAAAAATATATAAAAAAAGAAAGAGGAATAGTGATAACTATTCCTCCCAGACTGTAGACAAAAGCCCTCGAGAAGTTCACTCTCGAGGGCTTTTATCATTTTTCTTCCTATGTCGTCTTGATA